ATCTCATGCGCACGGTGGGCAAAGCCGCTGTCTATCGACGAACAGCGCGACGGCTGCCCAGCGCATTTGTATCTGCCGGGCATGGTGAATGGTGAACAGATCGACGTCGACGAGGATGGAGAAACGATCACTTACATGATGAAGTCGGGAGAGGTTTGGGTGGATGGAGAGGGAAGGAAGGCGGCGTGAGCGTAAAAATCAATCATGAACTAGTCGGTCAGACCGTCAGTGTCAGTAAGGTTGGCGACAAGCAAGCATTCATCGGCATCGTTGCAGAAGCTTGGTTCTGGAAAGTGAAAGACGAACCGAGCGTGACTTATTTTCACGTCGTCGATCCAACTGATGGGACCATGTGGAATCGTGAAGCTGAAGAAATCATAGCAATTGCGAGTATGGCGGAGGCAGCTTGATGCAAAAACCAACCAAGGAACTCTTTCTAGAGAATATTACCAGCCACACAATGGAGGTGCGGTGTAATAGCGGCACGCATAGACACCTGACGTTCTCTAACAATGGCTCGTCAGTATATAAGTTTCACATCACAACTTGGCCCGGATACTTGGCGATATCAGGCGATATGGGTTCGTTCATGTTCTCGCGACTTCCAGATATGTTTGAGTTTTTTCGCGGTGATCATATCAACCTTGGGTACTGGTCTGAAAAGCTAACGGCACACGAGAAACACGGCGGTCACACGTCATACAGTGAAGAGCTGTTCGCTGAAGCCTTGAAGAGCGATTTTTCAGGTTGGTATTTTGAAAGCGAAGACGACCGCACAAAGGCGTGGGATGCGATAACCGATGAGTGGGACGGCCTAACTGACCGTAGCATCAACGCTCAAGATGCCATCCAGTCTGCCATGGATTGGGCCTGCCCAGTATCAGGGAATTCGTTTCAAGATTTCTGGGAGCACAGGGTCGAAGACTACAGCTATCATTTCACTTGGTGCTGTTACGCCATTCAATGGGCAATTCAACAATATGACGCCCGTTTTACAGCTGCGAACGACAACAAACCTATCGAAAGCATTGAAAAGGCAGCATAATGCTCCAGCTACGCGCATACCAGTCAGAAGCAATAGACGCCGTATTCGACTATTGGCAAGAGGAGGCAGGCAATCCGCTTGTTGATCTTGCGACCGGCTGCGGCAAGTCGTTGGTTATGGCATCTCTGATCCAGCGCCTCGTTGAAGGCTGGCCTGATATGCGAGTGATGGTCGTTACGCACGTCGCGGAGCTTATCGAACAGAATTATCTGGAATTGCTTGGCGTCTGGCCGTTTGCGCCTGCCGGCATATATTCGGCTGGGTTGGGTCGTCGTGATGCGCGCAGTCAAATCGTTTTTGCCGGCATTCAGACTGTTCACAACAAGGCCGAGCAAATCGGGCACGTCGACGTCCTCATGGTCGACGAGTGCCACCTGATCCCGATTAACAGCAACACGATGTATCGCAAGTTCATTGATGCGCTACTCGAGATCAATCCTGACATGAAAATCCTTGGCCTGACTGCCACACCTTATCGGCTGGATAGCGGCCGCTTGGATGAAGGCGCGGATCGCCTGTTTGATCAGATCGTCTACACCTACGGTGTTGCTGATGGAATCCGTGACGGATTCCTTGCCCCGCTCACCAGCAAGCCGACGGCTACAGAATACGACGTTAAAGGAGTCGGACGGCTTGGCGGAGATTACAAACAGCGCGCGCTGGAAGAGGCAATCAACCGAACCGACCTTAACGAGGCGGTGGTTTCCGAGATCATCGCAAAGGGCGCTGATCGTCGCTCGTGGCTTTGTTTCTGTGCCGGCGTGAAAGCCGCGCTGGACGTGCGAGACGTATTCAGATCGCGAGGCATTACGTGTGAAGCCGTAACAGGCGATACTCCGAAGGAAGAACGTCGTCGCATCCTTGAGGACTTCAAAGCATACCGTATCCAGTGCGTGACAAACAATTCAGTTCTAACGACAGGATTCAATCATAAGGGCGTTGATTTAATTGCATTTATGCGCCCGACTTTGTCACTCAGTCTATACGTCCAAATGGCCGGCCGTGGCACTCGGCCGCTATATAAGGCAGGTGCAACACTGGATACAGTTGAGGCGAGATTGTCGGCTATTGCGTCAGGACCTAAGCGAAATTGCCTCGTTCTTGACTTCGCGAAACTCGTCGATCGGCATGGCCCTGTCGATATGGTTGAGCCAAAAGCTCCAAGCGCAGGCAATGGCGAGCCGCCAATCAAGATCTGTCCGACAGTGCCGGACGACAACGGAGCCGTCGGTTGTGGTGAGAAGGTGCATATCTCGCTCATGAAGTGCCCGTGCTGCGGTTATGACTTCCCGCCAAATGAGGATGAGAAGCTAACCAGGCAAGCCGCCGACGTTCCGATTGTCAGCACCGCCGAAGC